AGAACAACAAATGATTTTGATATTAGATTCACTTTTAAGAGCTGGAGATAATTTTGAAAAATTAGTATTATTTGGAGTATGCAACTGGAGTGATAATATTGTTGTGAGTATTATCCTTGGAATACTCTATGAAATTATATATAGTTCAACAAAAATTAATAAAAATTTATTAAAAAGATTTAGTTTTAATTAAGGAAAAATATTTTTATAATGTTATAATATATATAATATGGCTGCACCCGCTCGAATCAATGTACCCCTTAACACAGGAAATATACCTGTAACTTTATACAGAAAAATTGATGATCCTGAACTACGTATTATTGCATTAAATATCGCTAACAAAGAGATTCCTAGAATTAGAGAGACTGATCCTGCAAACTTACAAACATTATCCTTAGTATCTTTACGTTCATTACAAAATATAACAAGTAGTGAAATATATAATGCAATCATTAACACATTAGACGAAGATTCATTTAATAGATTTTGGCCAATATTAAATAACTTCGTTTCATTAGGTGGTAATGATGTTACAAATAAAGCACAATTAAGAACTTTAATAGATATACAATATAAAGATCTTAACACTGCAAACATGCGCAAATTTGCAGGAATTGCCCCCCCATCAATCAACGGTGCTCATTTTAACATCTATGATTTACTCGACCCAGTTGTTCTCCGTAGAGTTACAGCATTAAAAGCAAAACAATTAAAAAATGCAATGGTTACTCAACAAAATATCCAAAATTGGATGGGAATGCCAGGAGCACAAACAGTTGAACTAACTTTTAGAGGTGGTGCTTCATTAGACCCAAATGTTCCCCTTGAAATGAGAGGACGTGGAAGAGTATTATTTGGAGCAGGTGGATATTTCGGCTTATGGCAACCCCTTGATGATGAAGGAAAAATGTCTGAACAATTCCAAGATGCACTCGACAGAGCAACTGCAAGATTAGGTACTAAATTAGCACCTGCAACTGTAACTGCATTAAATCGAGAGATTGCAGCCTTAAAAAATTTAGAAGATAGCGCAAAGGTTAGAAGCGATCAATTAAAATCAGTTGTATCTGGATTCGCAAATGGTAAAATAGATTCTAATACTCAAATTCAAAATGGTCGAGATTTAAAAAATATCGCAGATACCTACAATGCCACACTCGCCCAAATCAATTCCAAGACTAACAAGATAACAAAGGCATTAACATTAATCATCAACCAATCATAAATTCCTTTAAAAAAATTGATTTATCATTATTTTACATTCTAATATAATATTATTATATTAAAATGACTTCACTATCTATCCAATTTCAAGAACCATCTCTCGCCGACGTCTATAAGGAAAAATCAAATCATTCCACAGACAGTGGTTATGATTTGTATTGTCCTGATACTATTATAATTGCTCCTCAATCAGTAGGAACAGTAGACCTTAAAATCAGATGCTCTCCTAATTTTCCATCCGTATCTGGCTACTATCTTTATCCAAGATCTAGTATTTCTAAGACTCCTTTAATAATGGCAAACTCTGTTGGAATTATTGATTATGGATACCGTGGTAACATCATGGCAAAAGTATTTAACACTTCTACTGAACCCTACACTATTAATAAACACGAGAGACTATTTCAACTGTGCATGCCAACTCTCCAACCATTTGGTGTAAATTTTGTTGAAACTCTTGATGAAACTGAACGTGGAACTGGTGGGTTTGGATCAACTGGTAAATAAACTAACTATCGAATGCCAATCCAGCAACTCCGTTAATAATACGTAAAACATTATAACTTAATGCATATACGCGAGCAGTTGCTGTATTTTGGTAACTAATTGATTTATCAACTGTTAAAACAATCGTAATATCATCTATACGTGAAAAATTACATGATCCACTAGGTTGAAATTCTTGAGGATTAATTGAGAAAGAATATGCGTTAATACCTTCACTGGCAGCATTTTGAAAATTCTGATAATTTTGAATCCATGAATAATATTGTGATTCTCTTGGTGTTATTCTATCTTTACCATTTAATAAGAACTGAACATTTGTAACAATATTTGTTCCAATTTTTTTATCATAACTGTTTGTATAATTAAACATATCTATTAAATTTGAATTAAGGATATAATCAAATTGTGTTACAAAGAATAATGCCTTCGTGGGATGATTATATAATATTTTTATTTTATTGTTGTTATTGATAAGAGACTTATCATTATCAAACTGTAATTGTTCTATCAAGTATTCGTGATTTGATCTGGCAAATTTTAATCTTTCATTATTATCTAAATATATATAATCAACATACAAAAATGTACTTCCTAATGTTATACTATCAGTGTTAAATACATTGTTTATTTTATTTAAATAATTAAATTCTGTTCCATTTGGCATTACAGTATATTTTGTGTTTGTTCCAACAATTGCTGTCCCAGCTACAAATGACATTGTTGATATAAGTTTTATATAATATAATCTATTTGTTAATTCATCATACGTTATAAACTTTGCATATGTTGTAACATTATTAATAGTTTGGGATAACATTTCATTTGCTGAAAAATTAACCATGTCCTCATTTATTATAATGTAATTTGTCGGTCCAATTATTAACACATCAGTTAAATTATTAAATTCTACATTTATTTTAACATCACTATATTCTAAAGCAATTAATGGTAATGCTAATCCCTTATATTTACAAAAATAAAATGGTATTGGTATATGTAATAATTGTGACCCTCTACCATTCATATAATCTGTTAATGCTGGTAAATTACCAATCATTTGGTTTAATGCTGGCTTATTATTCTTTTGAGATATTTCATACCATATATTTAACCAATCACCATATAATGAATCTATAATTTTTCCACCAACTTCAAATTCAATTGATTTAATTAATCCAAAACCAATTTTTTCCATCCATGCCGTAATAACTATATTTTTTAAATTAGTGTCTTGATTAATAAAACTTGTATCAATTATTCTAGGTAAATTTGGTAATGTTACACATAAAAATATTTCACCTATTAAATCACCATTTTTCGCAATATTACATGTATATCTTCCTCCAAAGTTTGGTGTATTTTGAAAATTTTGAGGAATACTCTCAGACGAAAAATTCGTGTGTCTTTTATAAACCATTTTAAAATAGGTTATTGTTGGATTATGTGTTAAATACATATCTTGTAATCCATATCCCGCGAGTTGAACTAAACCACCTCCCATTTATTACTTAATATAATATTATATAATATTATATTGAATACAACTAAATTATATCAAAACCAAGACCACCATATCCACTCATTATACGTAATATGTTATACGATACTGTCATAGTCTTAATATTTAAATCTTGAGAAACTGATGGATTAATATTTACTAATAAATTGATATCATTTAAAAAACTAAAATTTATAGATCCTGAAGGTTGTGCAGTCATTGGATATAAATCAAAATTATATACATTTATTCCATTTAAATATGAATTATTGAAAAATGTATATGGTCTTATTTTTTGTGTTTCATCAGAGGATGTCTTAAATCGTGTATGTCCATTTACTTTTAATTCAGAACTACTTATAATTGGTATTTGAGATGGTATAACAGCATTTATTAAATCATTTTGTATATTTTTGTCATAATTTTCAAATGGCATACATAATACTTGTTTTTCTGTTATATTAGCATTGACAAAATGATCTAATATATATGGATATTTCGTTTTAATTAAATCAAAATATTTATTAGATGTTTCATCTAATGATGTATATTTATTAATATCAATATAGTAGTCATCTAATGTATAATTATAATATTGCTTTTTATTAACTTTATCTTGTAATCTTGCAATCCACATCATCAATTTAGTTGGATTTTTAAAGTTAAATTTAATTTTATTAATAGATGATGTATTAGTTGTAAAAATAGAATATTGCACTTGTTCTATTATATATTCATGTTTTGATTCAGCAAATTTCTTTCGTTCAGTATAATCAAGTAATATATAATCTACTAGAAGAGACATCTTCATTTTACCTCCTTTTTTAATAGTTGTATATGGTAATTTAACTAATAAGTCATCAAGAGATTTAACCTTAAATTTTAAATTTAATTTACTATACAAAAGAGCAATTATTGGTACTGATAGTGAATGAATTTTCTTATATCTATTAAAAAAGAATGGTAAATCAATATATAATGTATATTTTCCTAAAGATTGTTTTTTAATTATTAAACGTGAATCTTGTCCAATCATCTTTTTAAGACCACGAAATTGACCAGGTTCAACACATAATTCAAAAAGACAATTAATAAAATCATCTTCAAGACGTTCAATTATTTCTCCACCAATATAAAATTCATAATAATCGGCAAAGAATACACCAAGTTTTTCTATCCATGATACAATAGCATTTGCTGGTCTCATATTAATTTGATCAACTAAAGTATTAACAGTAAAATAATTAGTAATATCATTATTGGTTTGATCTATTTTTGATATTACATTCTCATATAATCTTAGTTTCTCATCTTCTAAATTATCTTTTTGATTGTTTATATCAATAACACTATTTAATACTAATACATTTGAATCTCCACCTTGTTGATAGGTGTATATATTATATGATGCTAATTTAATATCAGCAGTATTTGGTATAACAGGAACTGTTGTATTTCCAATATATGTATTACTTATTGTAACTTCATCATATGCAATACTACCATTAATAGATGCACTAAATACTAAATCAATAAATTGATTAAATGTGTATAATCTATTATATGTGTTAACTTGTATTGAATCTGTTTTTTCAATTAAATGTGGTAACTTATTAAAAAATATATTAGCATTATTATTTATATTTGCACCATGATTCATTAATGTATATCTAATATAATTTGTATCAAATTGTAATGGATCACTAATAAATCCAAGGGAATCTTTGATAGAGTATTCTAATTTATATTTTTCTAATGCTGATATATAGTTGGTATATTGGGTAACAGTCTCTGGAGCAATTAATATGTTTCCATTTAATACATTAAAATTACTAGTTGTAAGTGTTAAATTATATTCAAAATTATAATCAACAATCAATGTTTTTAAATCATTTATAAAACTACTAAAATACATATATTTTGAATATTGAGTGATATCAATATTACTTGTTACAATATATGTATTATCCAAATATAAATTCTTATACTGAATAAACAAATTATCATATATATTTGAAAAATTATTATCATAAAAATGGTTTAATTTAATACTTAAATTCCCACGCTTCGCTTCATAATTTCCAAGCTTTACGTCATAATCATATAATTTTGGAAGATAATCAAAATCAAATTTATAATATGTTCCTGAATATCCTTGAATATTAAGAGTATTGTCATTTAAATTGATGTTCACATTTGAAAATACATGTCCATTATATGTTGTAATATTGCTAATTTGTATTGTTTGAATATTCGTATTTGATGCAACATCATAATGTATAGTATTTGTGATAACATTTGAATTTTTTATTTCATTTATAAAATATTCTATTATGTTCTGTTTCACTGTCTTCAATTTATTAAATGTAAGATTCACATTTGCATATCCTGTTGGAATACTAGTATTAATATACCATATATTCGCATATAAATTTGCGCCGTATATTATAAGATTACTTGAATATATTGCATCATAATCTAATGTAGTAACTAATAAATTACTGTGGGTTGTATTTGCTAAATCACCTATATTACCTAAAAATGTAATATTACTATTGTTGATATTTGCCAAGTATAATTGTTTTAGAAGAGTAATATTTGAGATTGTTGGTGAATTTAAGTAATAAAATTGACTATATTTGTTATTATAATTTGTCAAATCAATTAAGTGTTCAAAATTTTTATCATTTATTGCATTCTTAATTGAAAAAACAGTCATGAAATTTTCAGAATAATAATGATTATTTTGTATTTCTAGAATTTTATAATCATCTGATACATCAAATAAATCATAACGATTATAATCAAATAAACTGTTTAAATACCATTCATTTAATATATCATAGAGTTTTGTAGTTTGAACGATATTATAAATATCTGAATATTTAACTGTTGATATAGTTGATTCCAACATGACTTGTTTACCACGTAATATTAAGTAAAAATATTCTGATACTAATGTTCTGTATATACTTACATAATTTTGTTGATTATATAATGTACCTTCATATGGAAATTGTAGTATATCAATATTAGTAAGATTTTCAGGATCATATGAAATTATATCACTATATTTTAATCTCATTTTTCCATCTAATAGATATAAATCAAATAATAAATATAAAATATTCCATTGATAGAAAATATATGTAGATAACTCTCCCTCAGCCGAAGCCATCGGCGACTCAGCAGAATCGGGAATGAAAATAGAACTATCTACATATCTATTAATTATTGGAATTATAGGTAATGCGGTTGATATAAATCTAGAATGATTCGTAAAAATACTAATCTCACTTATATTAGAAATACTATAAGGATTTATATTATCAATAACTATATTCCTATCTATATATCTATTATAACCTGAATATACAACATTATCTGTAAGATATGAAATGATTGTATTAATATTTGCAAGTGACATGTATGATTTATATTGTTCATATCCTAATTGAAGATCCTTGCGATAATACCACGATGCATTTACACCGTCTAAATATACACTTATATCAACTTTATATCTGTATGGGTATCCTTCAATATCATTCTCAATCTCAGATATCGTACCTATGTTTTTTTCGCTACGTGGGCCAAGAGAACCATCCTCACTGCCTATTGGAGATAGTGTCACTTTCCAATTAACTTGAAAATATAAGTTTGGATCATTCTGATAATAATAATCAAATTGATTTAAAGTATTATTGGTTAAAGCATAATCAAGTATTTTTAATGTTTCAATATAATACATACTATTATTTGTTATTCTATTAACATTATAATCTAATTGATTAAAATTATTATCTAATCTTGGTAAGGTTGTAATATTACTTACTACATACGATGGAATATCACTATTATATAATTTATCTATTTGCATTATAAAAACTGGATTATAATTGTTTGTATCATAATTTTCTAATGCATAATATGGTTTTAAATAATTTAAATCACTATCGTTCAGTATATGAACATTATTGAAGAAATATGATTGAATACGTTTTAATTGATATTCATATGTTTTATAGTAATTATCATATACGTATGAATTTAAATATGGTACTGTATATGTATCTACATTTGCAAGATTACTTTGTGTTGTAAACAAATATGTTAAACTTGCGGTAGTATCATAGATAATATCACTATTTGAACTAACATTATAACCAAATAGTTTTCTATTATAAACACCAAACTGATCCATAGTTGAGAGTGTTGGAATATATTGATTTGAACTCAAGTTTATACTCTTAATACTATTGTTGATTGTATTTAATTCAATATCATCTTTTAAACTTAATACATAACTATTATTTACATATTCATTATAATAATTTGTAAATATATTACTTTGTTCTATTAAATAAATTTGAACTTTATCATGATCATCAATATATACATTTCCATACAATTCTCTTGTATTTGAAATTGTATAAATATCTACATCTGGAAATAATGTTGATGTTTTATCTAATATATCTTTTAATGATGAACCAATTTTTATAGTATCACTAATACTAATTAAATAATCATAATAATTTTTAGAATCGTTATCAAACCCAGTTAATACATCATTATATATATAAGTTGTTCTATAATTATTTAATGATAAATATACATCATTCGAAATATAATATTCTAATTTATAATCATTAATACCTAAAGTATCAAGATTACTATATGATGTTATTTGTAATTTTGTTGATAATGCGGTACTTGTAATAGTTGTATCATTTAATAATATGTATCTAATATATTGTAAATTATCTAAATAATCATTAAAATACATTACAAGATTTTTAACATCCTGAACATATATTTGCGCATTAGCAATTAACTCATTACTTACATATAGAGGATCAGAGACACTAGTTGTTGCAACTCTAGTACCCGACCACTGTACTAAATCAGAATTAAATAGCTTCCATTCAGGAACAGTTGGCTGAGTGTTCGATTCATATGCTAATATATTATTTTTAATTGTTGAATATCCTGCAATATTTGAATAAAAAGAAACATCTGTTGATAATACAACTTTTTCTGGATCCAATCCATTAATCATCCAACGTCTCTGGGAGTCCGCATCATAACCGAGACCTTCATAAAATTTTAATACATTTGTTACTACATTATCAATATCAGAATATTTAAAATCGTGATAATTTTTAATTTGTAAATCAATATTACCAAATGTTGATAATGATAATAAGTTTTCAATATATCCCATATTTAAATATGAATAGTATAAATGAGGATTCATATTATATTGATAATATTTGTAATTAAAATAAGTTGGATTGATGTTACTTGATAAATAAGTTGATACATTACTTGAATCATATATATTTACATTGGTTCCAGTTTTTAATATATTACCAAGAGTTAAAATATTTCCATAACTAAAATCATTATATCGTATTGATCCAATATTTGAAAAATTTATTTTATCTAATTGTGATCCATATAAATAATACAAATATCCATTAAATAATTGTCCTTCAGGTTTTTCAGAAAATGAATCAGTATTAGTAATGTTTGCCATAAATTTTGTAAACGATGTGTGACTTGATACAATGTTTGGATTTAATATATTAATATTTACAAATGAATTTGCAGAATAATAACCATCAATCATACCGGTATCATAAAAACTAGAAATAAGATCATCATATAGATAGTGATTTAAATTAATCGCATCAGTTACATATTCAAAATCTGATAAGAATGTAATATACGATCCACCACTTGTGATAATATCACTTATCAAATAATTAATTCTTCCATCAACATCATTAAACAAAAAATGATTATTATACGAGGAATATTTATATAATATTTTAATATCCATAATTTGTAAAATGTCTATTGTAGATGTATATTTTTTAGATGTTAAATATTTTTTATATGTTACATTCATGTAACTATATAAATTTATTATATAATCTTCTAATATATAATTACCACAAATAGTTGAACCATCATTATATAAAAAATCTTGACTTATAAAAGTATTAACATCTTCAGTATATGTAGTATCTGCATAAGTAATACTTGTTATATTTGCACCATTTGTATCTGTACTTAATGTATAACTATTTTTTAATAAAAATATATTACTTATATTACTACCAAAATCAGATAAATATAAATTCATATTAAAAACAAAAGTACCTGAACGAACAAAATTATTAGCATTAACATAAAATGTTGCAACTTCGGCTCCATTATTATATGCAATTACAGGAGTAATATTAGGACTTATAAATAAATTTGCATCGAGTTGAACCTTAACGTATAATTTTTTATTTTGTAAATAATTAATTTTTTTATTCATATTAATCATATAACTTGAATTTTGAATAGTATTATTAATTGTATTCCAATTTGATTGATATTCTGAACTATATGTATTTATAAGATCTATTATAATTGATAAATAATTATTATTTGTAATTGTTAAATTTTGAAAATTAGTATTTAATACTTTTTGTAAATATGTAGACATTATATTATCACCTAAAAAATCTTGTTCAGTAAATGTAGAAGTACCAATTCCTGATAAAGTTAATCCACCTTTTGCATCATTTGTTAATAATGTTTGATAATATAGATTTTTGGCATATTCATATATTGATACAAAATTAGATGGTTGTTTAAATTGAGTTAATAAGATATTATATAAAATTGCATAATTATCAGATACATTTTGTAAAATATATGAATTAACATTTGTTTTAAATAAACTTTTTTGTGAAAGTTCTGTTGTGATTGTATTATTTAAATTAAAATTTGTATTTGATGAACTTAAAATATAATTTTGATATAAATTAATTGAATCTAAATTAACATTAGATATATCTACTTTTTTTACATCATTATCATCACTATTTATTGTATTTGTTTGTAATAAAATATTATTATCAATTACATATAATAAGTCTGTTGTAAAATTTGTTCCAGCATAATTTATACCTTTAGCATATATGTATATATTATTTTCTTGAATATAATAATTACTAATTTTAAAAATACAAAATGGTACTTGAAGGTAGTCTAAACTAAAATTATAATAAAAATAAATATATCTATTCGTTAGATTTACATTATATAATGCTGAACCAATAGACAAGTTAAGTATAATTTTATATTCACCATTTAATTGTAAAGTAATACTATTTATTGAAAATAATTCACTAAAATCATTTAATGTAGTAATTATTGCATCAGATATAGGTGTTATTTGGATACTTATTAAATTAATATATGTAAATAATTCTGTATAGTTAAATAAAGGATATGATATAATTTGTGCCTCTTTATATGTTTCATTCAATCTTGCAAAATCAATATAATCAAATTTTAATATATTATATAATCCATACGTACTTCCATTATATTTGACCATATTATCGGTTATATCATTTGTTAATACATATATTACACGTGAATCATATGAATTTAATATGGTATCAACAATTGTTGCGTTAATTAAAACATTCTTAAGAGTTCTAGTATTATAATAAGTTAAATTATACTCTGGAAATCCTAGTAGATCTGGATCCCCACCATTTAATATATTAGTAACAGATGTTTCATCATATAATGTAATTGGACGAACAAAACGTATTGAATCAATATATCTCAATAATGAATCAATTGCTGCAACTTCATTATTTTTAAATATGTAATCCTTAATATTCTTTAAAAATATATTTTTAATATTATCAGATGTTAATAAAGTAGTTGTATCATTTTTTTGAAACAAATCTGCAATAATATTAAATGTTGCTGATAATTTATTATTTCTATTTGAATAAAGTAATATTTTATTAGAAAATTCAGTTAAGTCTGTTTCAACAATAGGTACTGCTATATTTGGATATTCAAATGAAACATTTGCATTACCAAATATTAATGGATCAGGAGTAATTTCAAAATAATATGGTGATGTTGAATTTTCAATAAATTGATTTAAATCAATTTTTGGTATTACAACTTTATAAGATTCTGTATTTAAAACAGAATCATACTGAAATAATTGAAAATTTGTTGGTACTTCAGTATAATTCAATTGATATGACATGATATCTTTGAATGTATTTAAATTGTATAAGTTATAATTATATATATTTTGGTTTATTGATTTATAAGAATATTGATTTTTTATACGCGTAATTTCAACATTTGAACTATTATTATATGAAATATTAATTTGAGGTAACTCTATTTTTAATTGTACACCTCTTAATAGATCTCCATTTTTTGGTATTTCTAATTGTACAAGACCATCAAAATCACATTGAGAAGTTACAGGTATTTCATAATTAAAAATAGAGAAACTTGAATGTTTCATATATACTTTCTTAAAGTGATTCATTTCAGGTTTAGATGTAAGTATTTTATCTTCGGCGCCACTTGCCAATAATTGTATTATTCCAGAAGGCATATACTCTAATATATAATGATCTTTTAAATAAAAATTATTTTAAATAATTTTTATTTTCAACATAAATAAACTTTCTCTGTACTATTAAAACCATTAAAATTGGTTGAAGATACAGTAGTATACGCTCCCATATTTTTAATTTCAAAATAATCACCAATTTCTAATTCAGGTAATTTTAATTCCTGAATTTTATCTCCAGAATCACATGTTCTTCCAAAAATTACAGAATCATACTCCTTTCCTGTTTTTCTTGCTTGATTAACAATTTCAAATGTAGGATTTGCCATATCATATTTAATATTAGAAAATGAAGAATATACACTTTCATCAATGATATAAAATGTCTTATTATTTGTTTTTCTTTTTGCTATTATTGGAACATATAATGTATGAGTTTTAGTCATATAAAAACGACCAGGCTCAGATATAAATGTAATATCCTTATATGGATGAAATCTATTCTTAAACATATCAACTGCCTCATTAATCTTTTTTGCTTGATCTAAAAACTTTTCATCACAATCTCCAGCAAATCCACCACCAATATCTATTATTTTATATTCATGATTTAAATAATTTGATTTTATCATTATATCAGATACCATTTTAACAGCATCATAATATTGATTTGAATTAAAACATCCACTCCCAACATGAAATGAAAATCCAGATATATTCATTTTGTATTCTTTTGCTCTTTTTAATATATCCATACTTTCCTCAAAACTCGCACCAAACTTCGAACTAAATGGCATTAATGAATCTTTGTCATTAACTTTCACTCTAACCATTGTTTCTATTTTTTTATTTCTTAATTTATCCAATTCTTCTAATGAATCCACAACTGTTATGGGTACCTTTTCTTTAACAGCATAATCCAAATCATTTATATTCTTATACGGATTTGCATAGATAATTTTTGTACTACTAATACTACTATTTAGAATTTGTTGTATTTCACCTCCACTGGCACAATCAAAATTTACATTATGTTCTTTTAATATATTTATTAAATATGGATCGTTATTACATTTTACAGCATAATGTGGTTGTATCATTGGAATTTTATTTTTCCATAAATTGATTTGTTCAACTAGAGGTTTTCTACAAATTGTGAAGAATGGTTTTTGTAAGTTAACGAGTTCAGTGAGTTTTTTCAGTATGATAATAATAATACTGGAAAATAAAAATGAAGAATTTAACAAATCAATTTTTTTAGAGAATAATTTTTTTATTTGATTTTTATTTATATATTAAAAACAAGACCAGCCATTCCATTTTTAAAACTAAGAATATTATATCCCAATGCATATGTTTTTATCATAAATGCATCTGAATTAGTAGTTACACAATCTATAAATTTTTGATTAAATTGATATACAAAAGATTTGTACTTATATGAACTTAAATTAACTGCTCCACTTGGTTGATATTCTTCAGGATTTAAACAAAATGAATATATATTTATACCATCAGAAGGTGTTTTAGTATGGTATGTATATGGTTGAACATAATTTGTAAAACATGAATCATAATTCTGAAATCTTTCATATTGTTCAAAATTATATGATGATGTTTCTATTGGATTTTTATCATTAAATGTTGTAACATTTGTATATAATTTATCTAACATAACATATGAATCTGTTTCTGTAACATAAAATTTAGAATAAATTGTTATAGATGTTAAGTCAAGTGCTTTTATAACATAGGATCCATTATAAAATTGTGAATTAGTAATCTTAATTGTATCACCAATATTAAATACATGTTTCCCAATTAATAATTGTACTTTTTGTTCCAATGTTGTTGTCGGTACGCTATTGATACTTGAGATATTATAAATAACACCTAAATCATATGTATCATAAAATTTATTTGCTAAATTTTTATTACTTTGAGCTACCCAAAAGAGTTCTTTAACAGAATTAACAAAAGATGATTCAATAGTTATTTGATTAGATGTTAACATTGGATAATTATAATTTTGAACTACTTCAATTAAATATTCTTGTGGTGATTGAGAAAACTTTGTTCTTTCATCAACATCCAAATATATATAATCAACTAATAAACTAATATCAGTTAATTGAATCATAGTTTCAAAATCTGTATCAACTGGCGCATCGGTATATATTAATTTTTCTACATTATTTAATTCAAGTTGAATTCTAACTTCATTATATCTTAAAAATATCAATGGTAAAGACGCAGATATATATTTATTAAACCAAAAATTTAAAGGAATATACATTGTATATCCAGTTTTTATATCATATGAATATTTTGTCAATGCATCAATATTTCCTATCATTTTATCATATACTGATTGTAATTCACTATTCAATGATAATTCATTCCAAATATTATACCAATCATTATTATGTTGATCTATTTTTTGTCCTCCAATTTCAACAAATAAATTGTTAATAATTTGATGACCTAATTTTTTAACCCAACTAAATTTATAATTTGCATAGTTTTTATGTAAATTTGAATAATCAGATATATTTTGAAATAAATATTCATCCATTTGATTTGATAGATTTTTAAAAATTGTTAAATCGGCGTTTATCTTTGTAATTAGTGCTGCTGAATTTGAAAAACTGGCGATTGAGTAATTTGTTATATTTTTAACAATATCAATATCTGTTATTCTACTATTGTTTAATGATGAATCACCATATAAATAATTACCATTTGAATCATAGAAATTTGCTACAAAAAAGTTATTTATTAGGATTTTTATATTAAAAAGAGCATTATATTTTGACTTTAAATTTGAATATTCAGTAGATGTAAAATATAAACTAACAATTTGTTGTATTTTACTAAAAAGTATTGTTAAACTAATTGTTTGATTAATTGTCTTTAAATATGATGTAAGTTCACGATAACATCTGTATAAAAAATTCATTATAGTTTTAAAATTTGTGTATTGTATTTGTAAATTATTTATATCATTTTGATCATTTGAATTAAATGTTGATACAAAGTTTGGATTTGGAATAGTAACAGATGGAATTATAACTTTTAAATACATTCTACTAACTAAATCTCCTACTCTATCTAATGTACATGATATTGTATTATTAAAATTTTTAGTTCCACTAAAGGTTTGTTCAATATTTTCTATCGCAAAATTTGTATATCTTCTGTATACAATTTTAAAAAATGTTATTTGAGGCATGCCAGTTAAAAATACATCGGCTGCCCCATAGGCTACAATTTGTATTAAACCTCCGGTCATTATAATATAATAATATAATATTATTATTATATATATTAAATCGACGGGATGAACTCCCAGTTTAAATGATTACATATTTTTTTCCAAATTACATCCATGTCCTTTATTTTTTGGTCTGATTTTAATAAATGGATAAATTGTAAGATATAATCTAATTCAATTAATTCACATAGTTTATAAATAATATATGAATAACTAATTAAATTTTTTCTTACATTTGGTTTGTAAATCTTAAACGGCTCTTGAACTTCTCTAAACATTTGACGCAATTTTTCTTCTTTATCTCTTGCAATTTGTGGTGGTTCTTTTCCAGTTGTTTTAAATATAATATATGGTATATCATCATAGTATTTATTTAATGATAATTTACGTAATATTTCGCGCATATAATAAGGTGTTATATTTTTAGTATCATTTTTTAAATCATATTTATTAATCTCTTTTTTAATTTTTTCACATATTTCTTCAGATAATTCAATTACTTCTTTTCCTTGAATTTTATTTAACCATTCATTAAAATGATTCATTGTCTTATATGCAACATATGTTTTTGTATCATTACATTCTTCTTTATAGTTAGGTATATCGCTTTCTACAAGAATCATTTCACTTGCTCCACAAATTTTACACACCATCAAACCATTATGTAAATCTAATATCATTTCATCATTACATGCTTCACATTTTTTATAAACATTATCAAATTTATTTTTCTTTTTATTTGACTTAATAACTGTGTCTTTGTCAACTTTTGATAAATATTGATTCAATAAATTAAATTTATCATTTGCGTCATCTTCATAATCCATCAATATATCAAATACTTCATGATAATAATCATATTCATCATATAACGATAATTGTTGAATTTGAGACTTAAGTTCTTGACTCTTTAGATTAATTAAATTTTTTTCAGAAACATTAGTAATAGTTTTTAATTGATCATCTAATTGGGTGATCTCTTTTTGTATTTCTTCTATTTTTACTTTATTATTATTTAAATCACTTGTAATTTCTTCGTGTCTGGTAGCAAGGTTTGACTTAACTGGTTGTTTTTTAATTGATTGCAAGATTGAGTGATAC